AAGTTCTTTAATAGATAATACGGCGGTACGTGGGATAGCTGACCAGTTTGTGGCAACTTTCCTTGTAGTAACTCCGGCTAGCTGTAATATACCATTTGGCACGATTGCATTTCTAACTATCGTATCGATAGATATACCTGCATTGTATGCTAATTGGCGAACAGCTTCTTTCATGATATCGCCCATTGAAGTCAAAGCTAATACATCTGAGATGGTGATAGCGTTTGAGTATTGTGAGACAGTACCTGAAATGTTGACAGCGGACATGTTCACAGCGGTTGTGGCAACGCCTTCTCCGGTAGCTGCTATTTTAGCGGCTAATGGTTTCCAGCGGGTCCAGAAAATTGCATAAGCATTTTCGCCCTGTGGTACAGTTCTGTTCAATTGACCTAATTGGGTATGAACCAATTTCTTTTCAGAAACAGTCAAGAATAATTCGTCATAATAACGACTCTTGATTGATTCGGTCATCATTGCTTGTGTTGTGACTGACATTTTTGTTTTTTACAAATTAATAATTAGTTCCAAAGCCCTTTATCTTTCAAATACGATTCCTTTTCCTCGATCGTCATTTTCTCATAAGGTTTTTCGGGAGTAGGTTCAATTTCGTGTGGAGTTATTGCCTCTTCAGCTTTTTGCTCAAGAGTTCTAACTGAAAACGATTCTTGTACTTTCTTCTCGACTTCCTTTGATTTAGATTCACGGAGAGACATAATACTATCTACAAAAGTAGCTAGTTTAGCATTTGGATTAGACTTTAGTTGTACTTCAAAAAGTTCTGCGATTTTCGTACTTACCTCATTGGAATAATCCTCTGAGTCAGGGTTTAGTTCAGGGTACTTAACTTCGATCTTTTCTAAGTCTTTTTGAATCTCTACCTGTTTCTGGTATTGAGCCAATCTTGCTTGTACTAAGATATCAGCCGTACTATAAACGTCTTTCTGATATTCTTCCGGTGTGAGTACTTTTTCCTCAAAATTATTTTCCTGTGGATTTATATCCCATGGAAGCTGAGTAGTATCACCTTGGGGTTTCATTTCCCCAAGAGAAGGACTGTTTTTCGGAAACGCTGGGTCAAACAAGGGTTGCTTAATAGCTTCTTCGTATGATCCAGTGAATCTCTCTTTTTGTTTAGAACTACGAAGAGACTTAATCTCTTCTGCTAATTCATCTGCCTTTTTTGCCTTTTCGTTTAAATCACGAATTCGGTTTTGGGCACGTTGTGAAAGGTGCTTCTGGTCTTCATCTGTCCACTCTTCATTAGAAACTGTTTTTACGTCTTCTCGTGACGGTTCGTCTACTTTTGAGTCTTCATCTAAAGGTGCTTTATTTTCTACTTCCGTAGAAGGAGTTTCTTCCATCATCTCGGCTGGGACGTTCATCGTCATAACCTCTGATTCTGGTTTTACCTCTCCATTTGGTGTTTCCACCGGTTTATTCAAATCTTTTTGTATTGCCATTACATTAATTTTCTAAGCACTAACTTGGCTAATAACATGCAGCTCGCTCATGTTTAGAATCTTGCGACTCTTTTAAGAATACTTATTCAAATACTCTTAAAAAAGCTAAAATTAGGCACAAAAAAAAGCCGCTTGTGTTTCCACAAACGACTCCTTTAGTAAGGTTGTCAATTTTAGTATCTACCCTATATTAGAACACTTTATGGGGTGTTGTCAAATGTCTCGGGTTTTGCCTCAATATATTCGACTTCATCTTCAAATAATTTTTTTCCTGTTAATGTGTCAACAAGATATCCATCAACTACTCTTTGAGTTAAAATATCCAAAAAAATTCCATGTGGAACAGAACAACTGGTGCAGGTAGCTTTTGGACCCTGTTGTTTCCACCTATGTATATGACTTGTATATTTAACCTCTGGATTACACTTAATCACCTCAGCATCGCCCCAAAATTCTTTGGAGCGACTGTCTGGTATGAGAGGTGCTCTTTTACCCATTACTTTTTCTTTTTGCCTTTACAAGCCATATTTGGTTTACAACATTTGCAAGTACATCTGCAAAATATATTTTTAATAAATTGTTTTATATTCATTATTTTCCTTTTTTGACAAAAGTTTTTCCTTTCTTTTTGTCTGAACTTTTAACTGGAGCTTTAACTCCTTTTTTCTTAGCAATAAAAGCTAAGAATGCTGGATTCATTTTTTTCATATAATATTTCCTTGAACTATTAATTGTATTATTGGTTGTCTGCATTTTCTTTCTTTTGTTGAGATAGAACAAATTTTGTGACTTCGACTTTATTGATGATGTCTTGTAATTCTTTTGCTATTCCGCCACATATCATATATCTAATTCCAATCTCTTCAATTTTTTCTTTACCAGAAAAATTAATGTCCGACATTGTTTTTAGTCTTTCAATTCTATCTTCTAAGTAAGGTTTAACAGCTAATCTCCAAGCATTATACTTTGAAAGACTAGCCCACATTTCATCTGTTGAAACGTTTGGAGTAGTGTCTTCAATCTCTTTAACTATTTTACGAGTAAACTCTGCTACATCTGGTATTATTGCGTCATTATCCATATTATTGTAAAGGTGGAACACCGCTGTTACCACCAACAGCTTGGGTTAAACCACTAAATATTTGGTCTAATTGAGGGTCTCCGAATTGTCCTGCTTCAGGATTAAATTCACTTTGTGGTTGCGTGCCTGCGAGTTGTGCTGCCATTTCTGGAGTCATCTCTTCTGGTGTGCCAGTAGGTTGACCTTGTGCACCTTGAATTTGAGCTAACAATTGTTGAATCATTTCTGGAGTTACTTCTGGAGTGGCAGGAGATGGTGGAGGGTTAGGTGGCATTTGCATCATTCCTGGTGGCATCTGTGGCACTTCCTGTTGAGGAGGAGTTGTTGGTTGTCCACCTTGCATACCTGCTACCATTTGTTGGAGAGCTGCGGCAGTATTATCTGGTTGTTGGCCAGGAACTCCTGGTCCACCTGTTGGTTGTTCTTTTGGAGCAACCCCTCTTTTTTCTTGAGCTTTTTTAACAGCTGCTTGAACTTCTGCTTGGTCTTTAGCTTGTTGTAACATTCTTTTCTTTTCAAGACTTGGGTCATAATCTACGACGATTCTATCCCAATCCTTAACACCACTAGCGACTATCCAACGTTTGAATAATTCACCTAAGTTAACATCTTTTCCGGCAGTTTTCATTGAATCTATTATGCCTGGGTTTTTTAGAACCATTGATAATATTTCTGTAATACCGCCTTTTTCACCTTCAAGGTCTGGTTTCATAGTAGAACCAGCTTCTACTTCATAATCATATTTAGCTTTTATATCGTCTTTACCAATTCTAGCGACACCATAACCATCAGATTCAAAGAATACAGCAACATCTGGATTGTCTTTAGCAATCTTCTTGGCTTCTTCTCCGTATAATCTAACAGAAATAGTCTTTTCTTGTTTGGCGACAATCATATCAATCCATTTTTTATAGACTGAACGTAAAGTGTCTTCCATCATTGTACGATCCCATTCGTCTCTTGCGGACTCACGATTAGCAACGTATCTTACAGCTTGAGGAGTTTTTCCTAAACTAGAATCTGTACTTGCATTTGATGAAACATCTGATGTGCCTGCCTGATTCATTAAAGACGAAACAAGGAATCCATATGTTGAATTAAAAGTTTGTAATCCACCTGGATTAAGTCTTAATTGACGAATATCAACTCCAGGGTGTTTAGTGAGCCATTTTTCTCCTGGTCCCCATTTAATGGTTGAAGCAATAACAGAGTTTGGATCAATTTGAATTGGCGGAAAAATAGAATATTTAACCGCATCCATATAAAGGTTGATTAATGAATTAATGGCATATTGTAAGGTTTTACCCCTTTCAAATTCTCCAAGTCCTATCATTGAATCTAACAACGGAAAAGCATGTTTAGCAACGATTGGAAGTTCTCCGTTATGATACGGATTTTCAATATCTCTAATAACTAAATTATTATGTTTAGGAACAAAAGTAATCCATCTATCTCTACGATATTCGGTTTTTAATTCTACTTCAGGAAATGCAGTATCACCAGTAGTTGGGGTATTGTACCAAGTTCTTTCGACGTACGAAGTCTGTTCATCTGGCTTAACATCTCCACTACCATATGTTTTATCTCCCAAAACAAGTAGTTTTAATTTATCTATATTTTTCCATTTATCTGATTTTTTACCTTGAGCTTCTAACCAATTTATATTCTTCATAGAAGAAACTTGGAACCAATCAGAATCGTTAATCGATGTTGCTCCTGGTTGGGGAAAACACGAACGAATAGGTAACGGTATCATTTCTGGACCGATATAATCTCTTTTAGAATCAACTACCCAAGTAACTAACGCAAACATTGTTCCATACACGAGTGAATATAAATCAAGCATACGAGATTTAATTACCATAGAGTGCCAAGTATTGGCATTCTTTTGATAATATCTCAAAAGTAAATTCATGAATTTGTTTTTACCAATATCATCCTCAGATACAGCATAAGCTTTACCTATGGGATTTTGAGACATAACACGTGCAGCTCTTTCAAAAACAATTGTAGATAGTCGGGGATCAAAGACACCTGAGTGAACTTTGCCCTTAGTTGAAATTTCGTCTTTCAAACGACAAATTAACATAGCTTCTTTTTCATCCCAACCACCTGTGAATAAATTCATGGCCGACTCAGAGTCAATAGAATGTTGACCTAATATTTCACTTAACTTAGTTTCATCAGATCCAGATTTTTCCTTATATTCTGCATACTTTTCATCTAAAGCTTTTTCTTTTTTGTTTGTTTTATTGGGCATTATTTATCTTTGAATACGCAAAAAAGCCCCCTTAAAAACGGGAGCATATAGTTGTCTATTTTGCTTAGGTAACTACCTTTATTATGATTTAATTTTATCATTTTGTCAAATTTTTAGGTTAGGATTAGGCAATTCGTCACTGACTCTTTTCATTGATCCGCCTTGTCCAACCTCATATCTAACTTTTTGAAAAGTTTGGGTAGTAAATCCTGTGACTTTACTATCGTGTACGGTAACACTAAAATTAATCAAGCCGTATTTTATTTCCTTAACCAATTTTTCGATATCGATTAAGTATGGTCGGTTCTTTTCAAATGCTTCTAGTATTTTTTTCTCTTCTTCTAGCATTGATTTAATCCCCAAATATCTTCTGGTTTAATATCAGATTTTTCTGCTTCTTTCCAGATTTTGTTATAACATACATTACAAAGTTCTGTACTTATTTCATCTCGAGATAAGTTACTTTGAATTAATGGAGTGAATCCACATTCAGGATCTACTTCTCCACATCGATAACAAATTCTACTACCGGTATTAACGGCATTCTTATATTTTTTTATTTCTTCTATGTTTATTTTCATTTTTTTTATAAATCGTAATAACCAACTTTAAGTTTATTTGCAAAATAACTTAATTTAGCTTTACGCATTTCCTCTATTAACTTATAACGGACATATTCATTGTCACGAATATGTTCTATGATTGTGGTTAATTCACCACTATTAGGCAAAGTTTCAATTTCTTTGGCTAATCTTTCTAGTTTGACGGGTGCTGGTGGCATCCACACTGGTGTTTCATCTGTCATATATACATTCCCGTAGGGAATAGGTTTTCGTCGGGAAAGCTAAAATTGTCTCCCATTTTTGAAAAAGGTTCTGATAATGAAATTGCGAAATAACGTAAGGCATCGACTAAATCGTCCTTAAGCTTAATCGGTTGACCAGAAAAAGCCTTGGTACTATCTGGTTGGTCTTTCCAACGATATTTCTGCATTTCTTCTATCAAATTTTCACAGGTATTAAATATAAATAAATCTGGTACGAGTTTTCCATTTCTGTCTGGTTTAGGTTTTATTTTTTCACCAACTCTTGAGATACCTAAATTAACCCATTGAGTCAAAGAAGTTTTCATTGATTTAGATGCTGGAGTGATATAAATGCCGTAGTTATCGTAATCTTCAATTAATTGAGCAGCAGAAGGATCTCCAAAAGTGGCCTCATAAGACAGCTCAGGATGAATGGATTTGATGACTCCGGTGTTATGTTCAGTCGAAGTCTCAGATTGTCTAAACTCATCAAATATATACCACTTATCTTCATTATCTACCCCAATCCAAAGGCAGGCAGTCGGATGTTTGTAACCAAAATCAATAGCTCGATAATAAACAAGATGTTTAGTATCTAAATCAAATGGTTCTATTACGTGTATAGCAAAATCAAATTCTTTATAAATCAAATCTTTGAAAGTAACAAAATCAGCTAGATATTCTTGCTTAAATTCTTCGGTAGCTAAGGTTTCTTGTTTTTTATCCAAATCAGCGATTTGTTCCGGTCCAAAGGTAGGATTTTCGTATGAAGTAAAGTGCCAAGATTTCCATTCTTTATCATATAGTTTTGAATTTGGAATACCAGTTTGGTACATATCATAGAACCAATTATATCCTTTTGGAGTAGAGATAAACAACGCCCAACCTTGTGTATCTAATAACATCGGGTGGATAATTTTCGTCCAAATTTCAGGTTTCATGAAAGCACATTCGTCCATA